GGTCACTTCTTCTGGTATGTCTTTCAGACCAGCAGCGAAAAGATAATGAGTCATTTTATACACAGAACAAACGGCACAATAGACATAAACGAACAAACATTTAATTTGGAAGTCCTTACTACCTTCGACCCAGATTATAAATTACCGAATGGTTGCATTGCAAGGTATTACATCCAAGATAAAAAACATTATTTTTCCACAGGAAAGAACCAAATAGGGGGGATATTTCCGTGGAAAGAGGGAGATATGTACATAGATTCTTTAAAAGATTTATTGTACCTAAAAGAACAACTTGAATTAGATAAAAAAATCCAAATATAGGAGAAAATAAAATATCTAAAAAGAAATTCACCCGACCTAAAGGCAAAACAAAACCTAGGCAGTGTTGTCGTAGTTATACATATAAAAAGAAGAAGACCCCTATAGAGGAAATTAAAGTATGGCACAACCCACATCAAGAGCAACACTCAAAGAATTCGCACTTAGAAGATTAGGCGCGCCTGTAATTGAAATTAATGTTGACGATTCTCAACTTGAAGACAGAATTGATGATGCATTACAATTCTTTGCAGAATATCATTTCGATGGTGTTGAAAGAACATATCTAAAACACGCAATAACTCAGGATGATATTGATAATGAATATATCACCATTTCTGATAATGTTATTTCTATTACAAAGATGTTTCAATTAAGTGAAGGGACAGTAAATCTGTTCGATGTTAGATATCAAATGGCATTGAATGATTTTTATGGATTGAGAAATCCAAACCAATCAATGGTTCAATATAGCATAACTAAAAGTCATTTGGCTTTAATTCAAGATATACTTTCCCCAGAAAAAGCAATTCGATTTAGTCGCGTAACTAACCGATTAAAGATTGATTGGGATTGGAGTGAGAGTGCAGAAGTAGGAAAATATATTGTCTGTGAAGCATATCTCATACTAGACCCAGAAACATATCCAGAAATTTATAAAGACCGTTTGCTTAAAAATTATGTAACTGCGTTGTTTAAAAAACAATGGGGTTCTAACTTATCAAAATTTGACGGCATTCAACTTCCCGGTGGTGTTCAATTTAACGGAAGAGAAATAATGGAGCAAGCACAAACAGAAATTGATAAGATAGAAGAAAATGTACAATTAATGTATGAACTTCCAACTGACTTTATGGTAGGATAATAAATGGCTACTAATAAGTTTTTTAGACATCAAGTAAAGTCGGAACAAAATCTTGTAGAAGATTTAACGATAGAAAGTATTAGAATGTACGGGCATGATGTTATTTACATTCCTAGAACACTTGTTAATCGTGATTTTCTTTTTGGTGAAGATACCATTTCAAACTTTCAGCAGGGTATTAATGTTGAAATGTATATTGCCAGTATTGATGGGTTTGAGGGTGAAGGGGATTTTGCTTCAAAATTCGGTATTCAAATAAAAGACACTGTAGATTTTGTTGTATCTAAAAAAGTATTTGAAAGAGTATTATCTCACGATTCCAAAGTAAATAGACCTAGAGAAGGTGATTTAATTTATCTTCCACTGTCAAAGGGTTTGTTTGAAATTAAATTTGTTGAACATGAAAACCCATTCTATCAATTAGGTAAATTATACACATATAAACTTTCTTGTGAACTCTTTGAATATAGTGAAGAAGACTTTACTACTGGATTCACAGACATTGATAAGATTGTAGAAATTTCAGAAGATGTCGCATTCAACATTTATGTTACTGGCGGATTTACTTCGGATTATAGTGTAGGTGAATATGTTTATCAGGGAACTGCTGGATTTGGACCAAACGGTGTTAGTGCAACTTGGTATGCAACTGTTCTAAATTGGGCAACTGCTGGAACAGCAGGACCTTCTGGTGCTGGATATAAATTACTTACAGTTGCAGGACCTTCTGGTGCAACAGGATTTGTTACAGGAGTTGGTCTTACTGCTGGAGTTAGTGGTGCAAGTTCTGGTACATTCTACTATGCAGGAAATACATTAGACCCAGCGATACGAACAGTTGTTATTGCAGATGCTTATGACGATTCTGATGATTTAGAAATGCGCGCAGATTCAATATTTGACTTTACTGAAACTGACCCGTTCTCGGAAGGTAATATTTAATGTTTACAACATTCTATCATAATTCAGTAAGAAATGTAGTGGTTGCTTTTGGTTCACTTTTTAATGACATCTATGTGACTAGAAAGAATGCAGATGGTTCTACAAAAGAACAAATTAGAGTTCCAATTGCATACGGTCCAAAAGAAAAATTTATTAGAAGAATTTATGAATCTAGTTCGATTTCTGATGGAGCGAAAGTGTCGATGACATTACCTCGTTTGGGATTTGAATTGACATCTATGGATTATGATTCAGCAAGAAAAAAAAATACAATGAACAAGAGATTTTTGAGTGATGACACTGGTGTTACTAGTACATCATTTGATTATGCAGAAGTGCCTTATAATTTCTCTTTTAGGTTGTCTGCTTTTGTTCGACACATGGACGATGGTCTTCAAATTGTAGAGCAAATTTTACCATACTTTACACCAGAATTTAATGTCACTATCAACATGAATAGTTTACACCAAAGTATAGATGTTCCTGTTATATTACAATCCTCTTCAATCACAGAAGATTATGAAGGGGATTTTGATGCAAGAAGAAATATTAATTTTGATTTTGAATTTATGGCAAAATCTTTTGTGTATGGTCCAATTAAAACATCGAAGATAATTAAAACAGTGAATACTACATTCTGGGATTCCGAAGACTTTACTGGAAGTGGTGGACTTTCTGGTGCTACTGGTGCATTGTCTACTATCCAAACTTATGTTACTGGGCCTTCTGGAGCAGACTCTGCAATCGATGATTATAGTTCTGATAATATCAAGTGGGTGTTCGGTGCATCTATGGACCACGCGGGTAATACATATAATACAAACCCATAGGAAACAAACAATGAAAACTTTTAAACAACATTTAAACGAGCAATTATTACAACCAATATTTGCACCGGCGTATCACAAACAATCTAATATAGATTCTAGTGGAAGATTTATTAAGATTATGTCCGATGGTTCAACAACACCATACACTTTAAATGATGCTCCTAATAAAATGGATGTTCATAATTTGATTGATAGTATTATTGAAAGGATTGTAAAAAAACGCGCACCGTGGTTTGGCGAACCAGGGCCAAGCCATTTTAAAAAAATGAAAAAGGATGTTCAAGATTTGATTGATGGTGGAAAAGTTCATACAGACCCCAATTATAATGCGTGGATGTTAGAAGCATTAAAAGACGCACTTCATCAATTCGAGCAAATTGAATGGATGTTGAATGTACCAGATGTACCAGAAGGCGAACAAGTCGATGACTTTGGGGGCTTTGGGATAGGTGGTGGTGGAATTTGAAAACTTTTAAACAACATTTAAACGATTGGGCAACAAGTCTTCGGCTGAATGCTCTCGAAAGGTTTAGACAACGAATAAGAAGCGGAATTATTGATGTATTACAACCAGAGGAATTATAATGGCAAAGAAAAAAGTGAATGAAAGAATTAGTGAAGCACTAAACATTGATGATAATATTATTGAAGAACCCGAAGTAATAGAAGTAATAGATGCAGAAATTGTTCATGTGATTGAACCAGAAAAGAACATCAAACAAGTTCATATGGAAAAGGACTACACCGATGTTCGGGACAGCCTAAAAGAAATTATAGAAAAGGGTTCTGTTGCAATTGACGGCATTCTTTCTGTTGCATCTGAAGGTGAATCACCAAGAGCATATGAAGTTGTATCCCAACTAATCAAAAGTGTTTCAGAAGCAAACAAAGACCTAATTGGTTTACACAAACAAATTAAAGACATCAAGAAAGAAGATATTACTGTAAATCGACATAATACAACAAATCAATCTATCTTTGTTGGTTCTACCAAAGAATTACAAGACCTTGTAAAAAATAATGCAAAACAGATTGAAAATTTGACAGACGATGCCTAGAAAAAATCACGATTCCGATTCATATCTTGGAAACAAGAATCTAAAATCATCAGATGTTCCAGTAGACTATACAAAAGAACAAGTCGAAGAATATCTGAAGTGTGCGGCTGACCCCATACATTTTATTGAAAAACATGTTCAAATTGTAAATGTTGATGAAGGACTAGTCCCTTTTGATATGTACGATTTCCAAAAGGATATGATTGAAAAGGTCCACAATAATCGTTTTGTAATTGCAAAACTTCCACGACAGTCTGGTAAATCCACAACAATTATCGCATATCTGCTTCACTATACTTTGTTTAATCCAAGTGTAAATGTTGCCGTACTTGCAAATAAACTTGCAACTGCAAGAGAACTTCTTGGCAGATTAAAACTTGCTTATGAACATCTTCCTAAGTGGATGCAACAGGGAGTTATAGAATGGAACAAAGGTTCTATTGAATTAGAAAACGGTTCAAAGATTCTGGCATCTGCGACATCCTCCAGTGCAGTTCGTGGTGGTTCATTTAACATGATTTTCATGGATGAATTTGCATACATTCCACAAGGTGTTGCAGAAGAATTCTTCAGTTCGGTTTATCCTACCATTTCATCTGGTAAAACCACAAAGGTTCTTATTGTATCAACTCCCAAGGGATTGAATATGTATTACCGAATGTGGATGGATGCAGTTGAAGGAAAGAACAGTTATGTTCCTATTGAAGTTCAATGGAATCAAGTTCCCGGCAGAGATAAAGAATGGCGGAAACAAACAATTGCAAATACTAGTGAAGAACAATTTAGAACAGAATTTGAATGTGACTTCATCGGTTCTACTAATACACTAATATCTTCCCTCAAATTAAAATCTATGGTATATAGAAAACCCATACATCAAAACGATGAAGGGTTGAAAATGTATGAAGAACCACAAAAAGACCACATGTATTTTATGGGAGTTGATGTTGCGAGAGGAACAGGTTTAGATTATCATGCATGTGTAGTTGTTGACATCACAAACGATGATGAACCGTTTAGGATTGTGGCCACATTTAGAAATAACGAACTTTCTCCAATGGTGTTTCCTACCGTTGTGCATTCTTTATGCAAACAATTTAATGACGCCTATTGTATGATTGAAATTAATGATATTGGCGGCCAGGTAGCAGACTTAATGCACAGTGATTTTGAATACGAACATCTTCTTATGACCACCATTCGAGGAAGAAAAGGTCAAACTCTAGATGGTGGATTTGGTAAGGGTGGTTCTCAATTGGGCATGAGGACAACACAAGCAACCAAAAGAGTAGGATGTTCTAACCTAAAAAACCTTATTGAAGAGGATAAATTAATTATTGATGATTTTGATGTAATTGATGAACTTATATCCTTCGTCGCTAAAAGGAACTCGTTTGAAGCAGATGGCGGACACACAGACGACTTAGTGATGTCTTTAGTGTTGTTCGCGTGGTGTACTACACAGCAATATTTTAAAGATATGCTAAATATGGATGTTAGAAAAATATTATATGAAGATAAATTAGAGCAAATTGAAGCAGAGATGACACCATTCGGATTTATAGATAATGGTAGAGGGGATGAATATGAGGTTGATGTTGACGGAACGGCATGGCAAAATGTTAATGATGACGATGGTGTGGGTAATTTCTTCTCTACATAAATGAAATACCGAAAAATGATATATATTTTAAGAAAACACATATAGTGTAATAGATATATAACAGTCTTCAAGGAGAATTAACATGGCATTTAGAGTAAGTCCCGGCGTAACAGTCACGGAAAAAGACTTCACAAACATTGTACCCGCTGTATCCACAACTCGCGGAGGATACGCAGGTCAATTTAATTGGGGTCCAATTGAACAAAGAGTTCTAATAACTAGTGAAAACGAACTAGTCGAACTTTTCCATAAACCAGATGCAGATAACTATAAAGGATGGCTTGCCGCGGCGAACTTCCTTGGATATGGTGGTTCACTCACCGTTGTACGATGCACAAACAGTACCGCAACAAACTCTCATTTTGGCGGCACCACTGGTATTCTTATCAAAAACTCAGACACTTATGAAGCAGGTCAAGCCTCAAACACAGGTTTATACACTGCCGGTGCTGGATTCTTTCATGCAAAATATGCCGGTAGTAAGGGAGATAGTCTAAGAGTTGCAATCGTAGACTTTGGTGCAACAGGAAGTAGTCAGGGAATGCGTGGTGCTGATTTTAGTACTAGTAATACTGCCGCAGTTGGTGCGACACAAGTTTTTGCAGGACACACAGGAAATACTTCGGATGGTGTAACTTTCGCGATTGTCGGTGATGTTATAAAAATAGGTGGCATAAATAAAACATTTACAGTTTCCACCGTTACCACAGGTACAGCAGGACTTACTTTAGGATTTAGTCCTGCACTTACAAGTGAACTTGGTTCTGGTAGTACAGGACACTGGGAGTTTGCATATAAATCATATGCGGAACGAACTTCAACTTCTACAAACTTAGATTTTGTTGGTGGTACTGCTGACCAGTTTAGCATCATTGTCATTGATGAAAATGGTAAATTTAGTGGTGTAACTGGTTCTGTTCTTGAAGTATATAACAATGTGTCTAAAGCAATTGATGCAAAAGATGGTGATGGAAACTCGAACTACTATGTTACCAGAATTAATCAAGGTTCTAAATATGTTTGGATTGGAAATACTATAGTTACAACCGCTGGAGGAAACTCTTCCGCTGGAATCACATTTGGAGATGCAGCGAAAACATTTAATTTTGCAACTAGAGCATATTACTCTGGTGGGTCTGGTGCATATTCTTCAAGTTCAACCAATGCAAACAAATTAACCGCATATAACGAACTTAAAGACCCCGACACAGTAGATATTTCACTACTAATTTCTGGTGATGCTGATGCATCACTTTCGGGTGAAATCGTTGACATTGCAGATGCTCGTAAAGACTGTGTGGCATTCGTTTCGCCAGAATATGCAGATGTTGTAACAGAAACAACTACTTCTACACAAGTTTCAAATGTAGTAGAGTATCGTGATGGCCAACTTAACAAGAACAGTTCTTATGCATTCTTGGACAGTGGTTGGAAGTATCAATATGACCGATACAACGATACACTACGGTGGGTGCCACTGAACGGTGATATGGCGGGACTCTGTGCAAGAACAGATAATGTCAACGACCCTTGGTTCTCTCCCGCAGGTTTCAATCGTGGACAGATTCGTGGTGCAGTAAAACTTGCATTGAATCCAACCGATGAAGCACATCGTGATGAACTTTACAAGAACGGAGTTAATCCTGTAGTTGCATTCCCCGGTGAAGGGACAATCCTTTTCGGTGATAAGACACTACAAAGTAAGGGAAGTGCGTTTGACAGAATCAATGTTAGACGACTCTTTATTGTTCTTGAAAAAGCAATTGCAACTGCATCAAAATTCCAACTCTTTGAACAAAATGATTCATTTACAAGAGCCCAATTTAAGAATATGATTGAACCATTCTTGAGAGATATTCAAGGACGAAGGGGAATTACTGACTTCAAGGTTGTTTGTGATACTACTAACAACACTTCTGTTGTAATTGATTCTAACAAATTTGTTGCAGACATCTTCGTAAAACCAACTCGTTCTATTAATTTCATCCAACTAAACTTCGTTGCTACTCGTTCGGGTGTAGATTTTAGTGAAGTTGCGGGTGGTTAACAAAAAGTCTTATAGATATTAAAGAAGGAACACTAAATGAATATTAACGATTTCAAAAACAATCTAAAGGCTGGCGGCGTTCGTCCTAATCTCTTTAGAGTAAACGGTCCTATCGGACCAACAGGAACAGACGCTTCTGGTTCTTTTCTTATCAGAACTGCTTCCTTACCAGCAACAAATCTCAGTACTATATTAGTGCCATTTAGGGGAAGACAATTAAAATTACCTGGAAATAGAACTTTTGATGATTGGACTTTAACAGTTATTAGTGATGGTGAATTTAATCTGAGAACAAAGTTTGAAAAGTGGATGGAAGCAATCAACTCAACAATTGGTAATGTTGCAGAACAAGCACACGACCTTACACAAGGAAGTTCTTTGAGTAGTGGATTGTTTCCAACTTGGAGTGTGGACCAACTAGATAGGCAAAACAACGCTGTCAAAACATATTCATTCTTCCATTGTTTCCCCACAGTAATTAGTGATATGGCATTAGACGCTGATGCCAGTGATACATTGTCAGACTTCACTGTAACTATGTCTTACAGTTACTTCTTGACAAGTGATGCTCCAGATGTCAGTCTTACAGAATCAGTTGATGTAGGTGGTGTCGGAGAAGCCGGTTAAATCGGTAAATATATAAAATGAGGACTTATTATGCCAGAACTGTTTGGATTTAAATTCGGGAAATCAAAAAAACCTGAAGAACCCACTAAATTAAAATCTTTTGTATCCCCTGACTATGATGACGGCGCGACCGAAGTTGTAGCGGGGGGTTTTTATGGGTCTTATGTAGACCTAGAAGGTGATATTAAAAGTGAGGTAGGGTTTATTAACCACTATCGAACTATGGTTCTTCAACCAGAAATTGAACAAGCGGTCGAAGATATATGTAATGATGCCATTGTGTTTGACGAGTATAGAACTCCTGTCAAATTAGTCATGGACCACTACAACCAACCAGATTCAATTAAAGATAAAATATATGAAGAATTCGATAATGTTCTTTCTTTATTAAATTTTAATAACAAAGCATATGAGATTTTCAAAAAGTGGTTTATTGATGGTAGATTATATTTTCACATTATAACTGATGATAAAAATGGGGCAAAAGGAATAACTGAACTTAGACCCATCGACCCAACTAAAATAAGAAAAATTCGTGAGGTTGTTAAAGAAAGAAACAAAGATGGCGTAGAAGTCATCAAAGAAGTCAAAGAATTTTATATGTA